ATGAGAATGGCGGCACAAGGTGGTGTTAAAGTTGAAGTACAGCGTAGACCAGAAGCAGTTGGTTTTGATGTTGTAGCAAGTATGGCACAAGGTGCTATATTAGTTGACGCAAGTCGTTCAGTTATGATTGTTGACGCATCATAATTAATTTAGTTTTAAGGTGGGGATTTATTTCCCCACTTTATCTAATCAAAGGAGAACAATAATGGCGTTATTCACTGAAGCAAACATGATAGAATACTTTCCGGATCTTCATAATTATGGGATCCAAGACTTTTCTGATATGATTGCAAAAACGGATGAAGACATTTACCGTCTCCTTAGAATTGAGTGGTTCCCAAAAATTCCAGGTAGACAAACTACAGGAACTATGGAAACTGCTAAACTAAAGGATAGCCAACTTACTCGTAGTGCAATTTACTATTGCTTATTCAAATATGTTCTTCCCAAACTTACAAAGTTTGATCCGGAAGGAGATAGTTTTCAGACTCAAATACTATTTTATAAAAATGCATTTGATGAAGAATTTGATTTAACCAAGCGTGAATTGTTTTATGACTTTGATGGCGACGGTTTATTCGAAACAGAAGAACAGACAATCATACCCGCACAAAGGTTAGTTAGATAATGAGTATACGAAACGATATTACAAACAATATTGTATCAGTACTCAAAGACACTACTGATCCAAAACCAATATTTGTTACAAGAGAAACAATTGAACTAGAAGATCTTGGTAGACAACAATTTCCAGCAGTTGTTGTAGTGACAGGCGACGAAACTCGCAGAGAATCTACAATGGATGCAGGCATTGGTACTCGTAACAGTATTTTAAATATTCAATGTCAGTGTTATGTCACTGGCACTAATATTGATTTACAGCGTAACGATATCATTGAAAGAGTTGAAGAAGCACTAGAAACAGACCGTACTAGAGACGGAGTTGCTAGTGATACAAGACTTGTAGAAGTTGCAATCGACGGAGCAATTGATAAACGGTTTGGGTTGGCAACATTAACCTTTGAAGTGGAGTATTATTACACAAGAGGAGCGGCATAATGCTACTAAAACATAAAGACTCAGGCAAAGAAAGATCGATTACGAATCCAACTATGCTTGAAGATTACCTCTCTAATGGATGGGAAGCGGCAAACGGTCACGCAGAATCTAAGCCTAAAAAAGCAAAGAAGAAAGCAGATCCTGTTGTTGATAATATCCACGAAGAGGTTGAAGAAACAAAGCCTATAACTGAATCAAAGGAGAACGAAGATGGCAACAATTAGAGGACACGAAGGTATCCTAAGACTAGGTGGTGGAAGTGGTTCTACATTGGACGCAAGTAACAATGTATTAAACTTAACATCATACACTTTAGATACTACACAAGATACAATTGAAACTACTGCAATGGGTGGTACAAGATCAAGAACTTATACAAAAGGTTTAATGACTTATACTGGCAGTGCAGACTTTCAATATGACGGAACAGCACCACAAGATGGCGCTATCGCTACACTGAATATATTTTCAGACAGCAACACAGTAGGAACAGTAAATCTGTTTCCTGAAGCGGCTGACAGTGGTGATATCAAAATCTCAGGTGATGTAATTATTACTGGATATAGTATTACAGGAGCAGTAGATGGAATCGTAACAGGTTCAATCACTTTCCAAGGTACTGGTGCAGTAACATACGCAACTGTATAATGAGAATAACCGTTAGTCCACCTAAAGCAGGTTTACTTGCGGAATCTCTTCGCAAGGTACGAGTCAACATGGCTCGTACCATTGCAAATGACATCTTTCGAGGTGTTAAAGACAAGACTCCAGTTGATACTGGCACTGCCAAAAGAGGCTGGAGATTATTAACCAAATCCAAAAACTATGAGATAGCCAACAATGTCCCATATATTGGAGTTTTAGATAAAGGAAGACATATGACATCTAGAGGTATGCGAGGTTCACTTCAAGCACCTAAAGGTATGTCAGGTCCTACTTTACGAGAAATAAGAACAAAAAATAGGAAAAGATAACAATGTCAACAATTACAAATCCAGTACTGGATAAAGCAGTTCAACATTTTAAAGACCGTAACAGCGACGGTATGAAAGAATTTCATGTAGCAGAATGGGATACAACCATTTACTACAAAAGAGTAGGTAGTTTTAAAGATCAAAGTGCAGTTATGTCACTACATCAACAAGGTAAAATTGTTGAAGCACTTGTTGAAACTATTGTTACTAAAGCAAGAACAAAAGATGGTAAAAAAATGTTTGCATCAGCAGATAGAGTTACACTATTGAATGAAGCAGACCCGGAAGTTTTAACTAAGATTGCAACAGAGTTAAATAAAGTAGATGAGAACTACGATTTGGAGTCTGTAGCAAAAAACTAAGAAGCGACCCAGACCTATTAATTCTGTGTAGACTAGGTCGCGAGTTACATATGTCACTTGAAGAAGTGTCGGAGATGAGTGTAGAAGAAGTTTATATCTGGCTTGCTTATTTTCAAATTGAAGCAGAGGAAACGAGAAAAAGGATGAAAAAATAATGGCAAGCACACAAACCGTTAAACTAAACCTTGACACCGCTGAATTCGATAGAGGTATCGCTAGAGCAACGCGAAGTTTAGGTAGTGTTGATAGATCAGCAAACCAATTGCGTGGGGCATTCAGTAATTTACAAACAGTTATCGTAGGTGCCGTTGCGGCATTAGGTACATTTAAACTTGCCAAAGGTTTTTTAGACACAGCTCGTGAAATGGAGAATTTAGGTGTTCAACTTAAATTCTTAACAGGCTCTGCAGAAGATGGCAAAAGAGCATTAGACATTGTAGCAGATGCGGCGGCTAACAGTACATTCCAATTACAGGATATGGCACTTGCGGCACCAAGTTTACTTGCTGTTACAGACAATGTAGAAGAACTAGGTGAATTATTAGCCATTACAGGCGACATTGCCGCGGCTAGTGGACTAGACTTTCAAACAGTTGCACTACAATTACAAAGAACATTCTCGGCTGGTATAGCCAGTGCAGACTTATTCAGAGATAGAGCAGTTAAAAGTATGCTTGGCTTTGAAGAAGGTGTAAAATTTACAGCAGAACAAAGTAGAGACCATATTATAAATGGTTTCAGAGACGGAACATTTAGTATTATAGGTGCAAGTGCAGAAATGGCAAGTACCTTTGATGGTGTTGTCTCAATGATGAACGATAAGTTCTTCAAATTCCAAACACAGGTTATGGATGCAGGTCCATTTGAAGCACTAAAAGCCGCAATGAAAGTGGCTGACAATGCTCTAGTGGCAAACTTTGGATCAATAGAAAATGCCGCACTAAAAATAGGCGATGCTATTGTAAGTTCAACAGTTAAAGTTTTATTGTTTGCTACACAAATATTAGATAGTATGAAACCTGTATTTGACTTTATAGGTACAAGTATTGCTAACCTAGTTAACTTTGTTAGAGCACTACCACCACCAATCGATACACTAGGTGTTATTGGTTTCTTAATGTTAGGTGGTAAAGGTAAACTAGTAGTTGCCATAATTGCAGGAGCATTTGATACAATAAGAGCACTTATAGGAGATATTATAGGTGGACTTGGTGTTATGTATGGTGCTATTGCAAGAGCAGGAGCGGCAGTAGGTTTATTCAGCACAGAACAATTAGAAGCCGCAGAAAAAGCCGTTAAAGAAATGGCAGACACTAGTGAAAGATTAAACACTAGCATGGCTGATCTTAACAAAATTACTGACGACACAGGTAATAAGGCTAAAGTAGTATTTGAAGGATTAGGTATTGAACTAGATGCAGATACTATGAAAGCAAAAGGCTTAACAGGTGCATTACTAGAACAAATAAAAGTAATTGATGCACTTATTCTTAAAAATAGACAAGTTGCTGGTGTTGATGCAAATGATGGTTTTGCAGGTAATGATAAAACAGATGACAAAAAGTCAGAAAAACAAGATGAAGCATTAACCAAAAAATTACAAAAAGAAGCAGATGCACTTCGTAGAAAGTTTGAAACATTACAAAAAAGTTTATTTACAGAAGAAGAGGCAGAGCAGGCTTCATACAACAGTAAACTTGCAATACTTAATGACTACTACAAAGGTAGAACACA